CTCCACCATTCCTATGGGGGTGAACTAGGATCGACTGGTGCTAGATGCTACAATGAGGCAACCGAGTGGTTCCGTAAGAACCAACCTTTATAAGTGCTAACAACTATGTTGCACCTTCCCTCGCTGTAGCAGCGTAAGGGACGGGCCTATGGGGGGCCTTGGAACAGAAGGGAGCTTCGGCTCCCACCCACTATAACTATAATAAGAGGAAAATATGAAGAACTTCTTAATCGCAGTGTCTGTCATGGTCGCTGGCGTAGCCACTGCACAAGAGGCCCCCTCCGTAGGAAATACCTACGTGGAGTTGGGTACTACCTTCGAGAATGAGACCACACTTGCCATTGGTACTGGGGTAGGCTCTGGTGCTGTATCTGCCTTTGGTGAGCTTTCTGGCTCCACTGATGGCAACTTCCAAGCACGGGCATACACCAATGCAGAGTTTGGCAAGTTTGTCTTCACTCCGGGCCTAAACTATGGCTGGGGCGCTGATGGTGGTGACCTTGTAGGCTTCGGTGAGAACAACGAATGGGGCAACGTAACAGGCGACCTTGAGGTCTCTGTCAATCCCGGTATCGTAGGTGGTGAATACGCCTTCGTCAACACTGGTGTAGGCATTGATGGCTGGTCCCTACAGTGGGATGGTGGCGAGGTAGGTGCTGGCTACAAGCTGGACCTTGCTGATAATGTCTACCTTGATGGTCGTGTAAGTTGGGGCTATGATGACCAGTTTGAAGGCACTGATCGTAGCATTACTGCTGGATTCGGTCTTAAATTCTAAGGCTTCCTAAATCGAGGCATAAAAGAACCCCCGTGGGAATTAACCTACGGGGGTTTTAGTTTGTCTGGACTAATCTATCTTCTTGTTAGTAGTGTTTTGATTAGCCATCCTATAGGGTTGAAGATGGTCCTCAGTATCTCACCGGGAGAGGGAAGCATCCAACCCAATATCAATAGTCCTAGCATGATCCAGTTGGTGTTTGTGATGTTTATGATACCCGCTAGGGGTACAGCATCACCAGCAACTTCTGTTAGTATCTCTGTAGCCTGTTCAATCTGAGCATTACCTGTAGCATCGGCTATAAGGGTAGCACCTTTAGTAGCTAACCCAAGGCCCGTACAGGCTGTCAGAGTGAACAGGACTACGAACAGGGCTGCAAGGATTCTAGTTGTTATCATATGCCCGTCTCCGAAGAAGTTCTTCTAGATGCAGAATAGTGGCTTTAGCTTCTGCCAGTGCCTCTCGTAGTTCTGCAATTTCTCGGAGTAGGGATTCTTTTTGGTAATTTAACTTACCGACTTGTTCGGATAGAGTATCAATCTGGTCTTGCAATGTCCTACGAAACTCGGAACGCCTCTCATGTTCCTGTTCAGACCTTGCTTGAAAGAAGCGCCATAACCCTGCTGAAGATAGAAGTGCAACAATAACTGGCACCCCTACCATGCTCAGAAACTCAATGACCATCCGGTCTCTCCTTTAACTCGAAATGGGGGTAGTCCTTGAAGGTACGCCAGTCACCTCCCCAGACTATCGGAGTGTCGAGTATGTCGGCTGCTTGTTTCATAGCCTCTGCAATAGGCAGGAAGGCTTCAGGCTCCCATGATACGGGAGTGGGGACTACATCGACTGCTAGGCCATCTAAGTGCTTAGACCTCATGGTCTTGCTAAAGCCGTTGTTAAAGTAGTCCCTTTGTTCTTCTATTGTTCTTAATCCATCAGTGATCTCGAATGGAACCTCTGATAGAAGTCTAGCAAGAAAGACAACTTCATACAAATCTACATGAATTTCTGCTAAATGCTGTTCAGATCGCTTTGAGAAACCCCCCTCGTGGGAATTAGTACCCCCCTCGTAAGAAATTGAGTTGGTAGCCCAGAAGAGGCTAAAGAGGGCTACCCAAAAAATAACAATAAACCCTATGAGGGTGGCACGGGCCATACTACATTCCTTGGGTCTGTGGTGTTAGCTGGTAGGTCTCGGAGTTGCTGTCGGTAGGTAGCCCAAGCTGCTGCGTCTACAGGAGCGTCTGGTACTTGAGTCCAGTCAGTGCCACTTAGAAGACGGTTTCTCCTGCCTCTTAACACTACCCATTCTCTACTGATGTCCTGTTCTTCAATCTCGGAAGCTGACTTAGGTGTGGCTACACCCCCCACTACCCTGTAAGTGTCCCAATCCCAATGACCTTCGATACAAGGCTCGTTAAGGTGCTTATGCTCAGGGAAGGACTCAAAGTGACAGATAATGTCGCCACTCTCTGCATCATACTTTGTGTATTTAGTCTGGTCCATTAGTTGTAGAATCTCCACACAATCATACGACCGTAGTATGAGTCGTTTGTAATACTTACTCCGTTCCAACCAAGGGATACAGAGAAGCCACCAGAAACATTTGACTTACCGCCAATCAGGGATTGTGTCACGAAGACGCCCTCTGGCACGTTTGTTAATGAGTAACTGTCAACATTTGTTCCATCAATTACTAGAGAGGCCGATATATCAGAGCCAGAAGATGAAGACCCAAACACTACCAGTTTAGCTATAACCAAAACGAAGGCATCACCGTTGGCAGAGGCACCAAAACCCTGAGAAAAGCTGCTGTTTGAAGAGCTATTTGGCCCAAACGGGATGTAGTTACCTACACCAACATAACCCCCTTGAATTAGCTTACCAGAAGTAATAGAGGCATTAGCAATCTTGGCAGCAGTTACGTTAAGGTCTGCAATCTTGGCAGTGTTGACAGCAAGGTTAGCTATCTTAGCAGTGGTAATGTCAGCATCTGCAATCTTAGCAGTGGTAACAGCAAGATCATAAATCTTATCTGTGGTGATTGCCCCACCTACAATATCGTCTGTATCAGCACGTTTTGTAGTGGCACTTACAGGACCGATTTGAGCGCCAAGAGCTACGTTACTGCTGTTGAAAGGTTGCGCCCAATAGTACCTTGTGTCATTAGCGCCAAGTCCAGTGTGAACCCAAGACTCACCTGTAATGTTGATCGTACTTGCACCAGAGATAGTGCTGTTTGTGTCAAACCAAATCTTAGTGTAGTCATAGTTGTTATTGACCGGGTTAGTCCAACTAACTGAGTTTTGCCTGATACCACCAGAAGCAGTGAGGCCAGTCACTTCTGTTGTAGATACTACATCCCCGGCCCCGGTAGTAACCTGACCCAAGGCACCCGGTAGGTTAGTGTTGTCAGACTCAAAGCCTGTAGGGTTCAGGAACTCGTCATAGGTCGTAGTTGTAGTCTCACGAAGGACAAGGTTGACCTGAAGCTGCATACCCTCAGCACTCAGTCCCCAAGCTACAACCTCAAACAACTTGTTCGTCCAGCCAAAACGACTGTTAGTGATGTTTACGTTGTCACCTACCTGTAGTGAGAAAGCATTAAGACCAAAGCTACCAGACACCGTGATCTGGCTACGGTTCTTCTCTAAGGCAATAGCTGCTATTCTCTGAGCCTGTTCTGGGGTATCAGTGAAAGGCAGTGCCAAGTCCATTGAGCTTTCTAGGCCACCATCTACAGTGACAAAGGTAGAACTGGTAACCGTAGGGTAGTCAGTGAACTGGTAGTTTGTAGCTGGACCCCGGAAGGTGCCTCGTACAGCGTTAAAGTTATCCCTACGGGAGTGCCGTGTAGATACAGACAGAGGAGAGCGTAGATCGTCCTCAGTAAGGGTAACAGTAGGGGCTATGTAGTCCCCTGCCTTAAGACGCCACTTGCCCTGTGCATACCATAGATAGCCAGCACAAGAGGTCATAAGCTGTGAGATAACGTCTACAGGAGCTTGAGAGGTCAACCAAGCCCCATTACAGGTGTAGCGGTCACCATCTGTTACCGTCTCTTCACAGACGTTAGCAGCAGTGGAAATAAGGGTATCGTCAATGTTAGCTACAGCCTCACCAAGACCATAGCCGCTGTTAGTCAGGAAGTCCCGTACAATCAGTGCAGGGTTATCAGACCAAGCTGTAGTGCTGGTTCTTGGGTCATACACCCTCTTACCCCGGATAAGGGCAGAAATCTCTGGTAGACCCTCTTCCCATACGTTGTCAGCATACTCAAAGACAATAGCCAAGTGAGCAATACCAAGCAGCTTATGGTTGGCTGTCCACTTAGTAGAGAAGTTTGTAGGGGCAGTACCGTTAAGGCTAGTGCTATGGTTACCCAATACCCTACGGATTTTAATGTAGTTGTTAAACTTTGTAGTAGGGCTTCCTACAGCGGCACCAGTCTCGTCAATCTCCTGTGCAGAGGTTACGTTATCCCCACTGATAGACAGAGAATACTTGCCCATATAAATCTGCTGGAAGGAATCAATCTCATGTCCAGCAAAGGCAATGATACGACTGAGGTACTTGTTGTTAGTGCCA